AATCACAAGCTGCTGTTGCTTCGGCGACGAGCAATTCAGCGCTACAAGAAGACTGACAAAGGTGTTTGGGCTGGCAGAAAGGCCCACCTTTGGGCTAAATACAAAATCACTCCAGAGCAATATGACTGGATGTTTAAGGCACAGAATGGGGTGTGTGCCATTTGTGGTAAACCCGAAACGCTCACCCGAAACGGAAAGCTTGTTCATCTTTCCGTCGATCATTGCCATGTTACCGGAAAGGTCCGTGGGCTCCTTTGTTCAGAACACAACAAAATGCTTGGACATGCCGAGGACTCGGTAGAGGTTCTAGCAAAAGCAATATCGTACCTAACCAGGTACATGGAGAACTAACTTGGCAAACGTAAACACTTTTTCTAACTATCAGAACTTCACTCAGGGCATCTCCACGACCTCTGAGACCGTGCTGCTCGTGCCCGCTGCGGCCGGCACCTATCCCGGCTTCCCCTCTCCCGCGCAGGCGGCTTCGACCGCGCTGTACCTGCAGCCTCCTCCGGACATCACCGGCAGCGAACTGGACGGCCATCCCTTCCGCGTGCGCATTGCCGGCGTGGTGACCAACGGCGCGAGCACTTCGCTGACCGTGAAGCTGTACCTGGGCACCTCGACCACGATCGCCTCGAACACCACCGTGGTGAGCTTTGCGCAGTCGGCCGCGACCACCGCCAACTTCCCCTTCATCGTGGAAGCCAAGGTGATCTGGGATTCGACTTCAACCAAGCTGTGGGGAACTTCGAACTCCCTGTTCAACGGCGTCTACACGGCCGAGAGCACCACGTCTTTCACTGTGGGCACTGTGGCCACGCAGGGCGCGTTGCAGTTTCTCCCCTCGTTCACCTTTTCCACCGCGAACGCCAGCAACTCTCTGCTGATTCGCGAGTTCTCGCTGGAACGCGTGTAAGGAAAGGCTCACTCTCATGCCGATGAATTTCAACACGCTGAATGCGTGGTACAACCTCCCCGCCATCACCCTGGCCAGTACATCGGCCAAGCTGTATCCCGTTCCCGCCAGCGGGCTCTACTCTGTGCTCCCATCGCCGGCGCAGCAGGCGGGCAACGCGCTCATCCTGCCCGCCCTCTCTGGCGATATTTCCTCGGGCGGCTTTCTGGATGGCGTCCACTTCAAACTGGCGCTCGACGGGGTGGCCAACAACGCGCAGTCGGAGACCCTGACCTTCACCTTTTACCAGGTGACGGCGGCGGCCTTTGCCACCGGCGTAACCTCCACCACCCAGACCGGCGTCAACTCGCTGGTGACTTCGACCGCTCTGACCAGCGGCGCGTTCACCGGCAAAAACAACTTCACCATGGAGCTGACCCTGATCTGGGACTCGGCTTCGAAGACGCTGAACGGGCAGTCCTCAAACACCAACCTGGCGAACACGGCCGTTGCCGCGACGCATATTTCCACGGCACCCACGGGCCTGGCGGAGAACGATCTCAATTTCGCCTTCTCCATCACGGCCGGAACCACCGGCACCGGCGACGTGCTGGGACCGTTCCAGTTCGCGACCTACCGGCAGTAAGCGATGAGGGCAAAAGAAGAACTCGGCTCAGGCCGCAAGAAGCTGGTGACGATTAACGTCGCCGCCATTCATGGCGAACCCGGCACCGGTTACGAGAACGGCGACCTGGGCGAGTTCGAATGCGCCAACTGCGAATACTTCGACGAGAAGCAGAGCGCCTGCGGGCAGAAGGACATGATGAAGAATTCGAAGCAGCCACGATTGAAGGACGGCCGCGTCAAGGTTGATCCCGAAGGCTGCTGCGAATATGTCGAGCGGGTCGGCCGCAAGGAAGCCGAAGAGGACGAAGAGTAGTTGTCAAACAATCAGTACAAAAACATAACTGGACAAAGGTTTGGACGCCTGACTGTGCTCGAACGACAAGGAAGCTCCAAGCATCGCGAGGCGCAATGGTTGGTTAGATGCGATTGCGGAACGGAAAAGTTAATCTCAACTCGGTTCCTCAAATCGGGCGGCACCAAGAGTTGCGGGTGCTTAAAACTTGAGGGGCTCAGACAGAGATTCACACTGCCTGATGGGCAAGGGGTCAAGAACAAGCTTCTGCATACTTACAAGCATGGCGCGAAAATGCGCGGCCTGCCTTGGCTCATCGGCGATCAAGAATTTTTCTTTTTAACCAAACAGTCTTGTTTTTACTGTGGTCAGCCCCCAAACAAGGCTCTTTCCATCCCTAGCGGCCAGTATATCTACAGCGGCGTTGATCGCGTAGATAACTCCCGTGGGTACGAAGACGGCAACGTTGTTGCCTGTTGTCAAAATTGCAATCTAGCGAAGCGCGATCTGCCATGTGTTGAGTTCTATAGCTGGCTTGATCGGATTGCGACGCATCGAAGGGTGTTCCTACGTGAGCAATAGCTTTTCCAGCCAGCCCATATACATAGATACCGACACGACCTACGCCGGAAATACGAACTGGAAAGGTTCCAGCGGCGGCTCGAAGTACACGGGTGGTCTCGGTATTCGTCCTGTTCAGATCATCGTCACCCCGCTGGGCGCGACCACGGCCACCGAAGTCGTCATCAACGAGATCAACTCCACAGGCGGCGGGACCGGGCCGGTGCTGTTCAAGGTGGAGGTTCCCACGGCGACCAGCGGCGCGGCAACCTCGCAGCCCTACACCGTGCAGCTCACGGACGCAGGCTGGCACGACTTCATCGTGACCGGCGCGTCCGCCGCCAACGTTGCGCTCCTCATTTACTACAGGGTCTAAGGAATCGATCATGCCACAAGCCTCATCGGGCGTTCTCGCGCAGCGCAACGCCAAAATCAAGGAAGCGGAAGACGCTTCGAAGCCCGCCCAGACCGTGACCAAGCCGACCACGCCGGCCCCTGCGCCCAAGGAACCCTGGCGCTACAAAGACCCCAAGGGAACCTACGGCACGGGCAAGGGCGAAGTGCGCGTGCCCGAGTCCGACCTGAAAGAGGCCATGAAGCCTTTGGGCAGCCTGAAAGATGGCACCGACCGGGTGCCGAAGACAGGGTCGTACATGCTCCACAAAGACGAAGCCGTACTCAACAAGAAAGATGCAACTCGTATGCGCGATCGCGTGAGTTCCGCCATGGGCGGCAGCAGGAAGAAGTCGAAGACGAAAAAGAAAAAGGGCGGCAAACACGTTCACGAGATGCACATCCGCCACGGTGCCAGCGGCGGCTACATCGCCAAGCATCACTTCAAGCCGGGCGCGGACGGGATGCCGCAGGAACCCGAAGAGCACGCCATCCCCGACATGGACGCGCTGCAGCAGCACGTCGCCGACAACATGCAACCGGGGCCACAACCTTCTCCCCAACCGCAGCCGCAAGGCCCGCCTGCCGGCGCAATGCCGGGCATGTAAAGACATGATTCCCGTCAACATCGCTCCCCTCCGCAACACGCCTCTGGGTCCGGAAAAGCCCGGCCCCGAAGGCAAGCCCGCGCCGATCCGCAGTCCCATGCCTCGCGGCAATCCGGCGCGCCCCGTGGGCGGCTCCGGGGTCCGCATGGCAGTTCCCGCGACGTTCCGACGCGGCGGCCGGGTCAAGCGCACCGGCATCGCCAAGGTTCACAAAGGCGAGCACGTCATCCCCGCCGCCGCCAGCGAAATGGGCGCAGGCAAAAAGCAGTCGAAGGCGAACAAGAAAGCCCGCAAGCGCGCCATCAAGGCCGCGAAGAAAGACAAGCCTTAAGCAATCCCCTTGGCCTTGCGCATGGCGTTTTCCTGTTTCTGTTTTTCCTCGGGATGCGCCGTGTTGCGGTGCAGCATGTAAGCCCGGCGATTTTTGTTCACCTTCCCGCAGACCTTACAGGTGACCTTCGAGGACGGGAACTTCAATGCGCCGCCGTTGCGTGGACGAACATGTACCTCCGTCTTTGCAGCGCTGACTTCATCCCCATTGGCGGCGTGTCGCCGCACTTTGGACAGACGTTTGGCACCGTCCAGTACGCTCCCGCGTGCCTTGGCGAGAAGTAGCTCTCCCACCCGTTGGGCAGCGAAGACGATAGAGACTTTACCGCCATTTTTTGTTGCGAAATCGTTAAGCTGCTCTTCGACGTTTCGGTAAAGATAACCGAGCGCGAATTCCGCAGTCTCGAAGTTGCGATGAGCTTCCGCTTCATGGTTACGCCTCATTTTGAAATCCCCCATTTCCGTGTCTGACGCAACTGTATCGGACACACACACGAACAAGCAATAGCAAATTAAAGGAAGCCTCATGAAGAAGAAAGCAAGCGACAAAAAGGTCGGCGTAGTGATGAAGGAATTCAAGACGGGCAAGTTGAAGTCGAGTTCTGGCAAGAAGGTTACCAATCCCAAACAGGCCATCGCCATCGGCATCAGCGAAGCCAAGAAGAAGGCCAAGTAATGGCGGCCGCGTCAGACATGGGCAAGGCCCACAGCAAAGCTCACCCCGGATTCAAGGCCGTGGCCGCGAAGATCGGCCGGCGTTCGGGCATCAAGAACCCCGCCGCCGTGCTTGCGGCCGCCACCCGCAAAGCCAGCCCGGCCGCGAAGAAAGCCAACCCCCGGCTCAAGCGCGTGGCCATGCCGAAGCACAAGTAGATGGTACTGCCCGAGCTTAAGAATCGAATGCTGGTGTTTTACGGCGACGACGAAGAAGTTCTGGTCGTGAAGAAAGCAAAGGTCGCACCTGTAGATGTCGAGTCCCGCAATCCCCTGGAAGGATCTGAAGGCGAAGTTCGGATCTCCAGCGAACATCCCGGACGATGATCTTTACGCCGTCATCAATGAAAAAGCCTCGCGCGGAGTCCTCACAAACAAGCGCGAACAGCTTGGCCTCGACGACTACCTCGCCTGGATTCTGACCCAGGATTTCGCCATCGAGACCAGGCGGCGCTGCAAGTCGGATCTGTTCTTTCTTTCGCGCTACATTCTCTGGGAAACCAACCCGGAAAGTTCGAACAAGGATTTCTCCGAAAACCGCATCTGCGATCATGTGCATCGCCGCCTGTGCGAGTTGTTTGTCAAGAAAGACGACAGCAAAAGCGTCGCGCACCAGGACCGGTTTTGCAAAGACCGCATGGTGCTTTATCCGCGCGGCTCGATGAAGAGCACCGTGGATGTCTACGACACCGTGCAGTGGATCTTGAACTTCCCCGAGATCCGGATTCTGTTTCTCACCGCCGCCGACGATCTGGCGGTCGGCTTCGTGGACGAGACCAAGGGGCATTTCGTGGAGCGCATCTACGACAAGACCCTGATGAATCTCTTCTTCCCCGAGTTTTGCATCACGGAAAAAGAGCTGGGCTCGGAAGCCCGCATGGAGTTTACCTGCCCGGTGTGGAAGCGGCAGGGCAAGATCCGCCGCGAGCGCACGGTCATGTCGGCGTCGATCACCGCGACCCTGTCCGGTTATCACTTCGAGATCATCAAGGGCGATGACATCATCTCGAATCGCAACAGCGAAAACGAAGAGCAGTGCAAGAAGGTCATCAAGCAGATCAACACCAGCGTCCGCAAGATGCTGCGTCCCTTCGGTTACTTCGACGCCATCGGCACGCGCTACGCGGACGAGGATTACTACGGTGAAGTGATCGAAAAAAACGTCGGCGAACTCCGCCGCAGCTCCGGCCCGTGCTGGGAGATCATCGAGAACATGGTCACCGGCCTGAAGATTCTGGTCGGCCGCGCCTGGGAGATCAAGCCCGAGATCGCCCGCAAGCTGGAGACCGGCGAGCTTCTGCACACCGATCTGGCGGAAGAGCATTACCATCTCCTCTTCCCTGAAGTTTTAACGTATTCGTTCCTGCGTCAAGAGCAGGTGCGCGACGAGGTTTCGTTTGAGGGGCAATACAACCAAAACCCCCGGCCGGCGAGCAGTACGCCGTTCCCCAAGTCCTTGCTGCTGAAGTCCACGGTGTCGTTTCAAGAAATGCCATTCCGTGGGCCGATCTCTCAAACCTGGGATTTCGCCTTCAGCAAGAAAAAGGGACGAGACTACTCTACTGCGTCGTGCGCCGTATGGAACGACAAGGGTCAGTGCTTCATCACTGACCTGATCCGTGGCCGCTTTCTCCACAACGACCTGGCCCGAGCCGTTGTGGACTTTGCGATGAAGTGGCGGCCATTTGTGATCGGCATCGAAGACGCCGGCGGTTCGCGCTTCCTGGAGCCGGCAATTATCTACGAGGCCCAGAAGACCGGACAGCCCCAGGTGATCGCGGTGTGCAGCAAGATCGACTGGGTCACTCCGGACAATCAGAAAGATTCGAAGAAGATGCGCATGGCCACGTTGCATCCGTGGCTGATGAACGATCGTCTCAAGTTTGCCTCCTACCTGCCGCACATCGACGCGCTGTACAGCGAGTTCGAGCGCTGCCTGCACAGCCACCATCACGACGACATCCCCGACGTGATCTCGCGGCAGACCAAGTACGCGCCCGCCATGGCGGGGCTGCTGCAGTCAAACGAGATGCAGTTTAGCGGCACGCGGGCGGACGCCGCGTGGCATTTGATGTTCGAAGAGGGCTATGCCAACCCGTTCACCGGCTTCTTGTTGGAGCACAACCCCAACACCGGCCAGCTTAACTGGGTGACGCAGCCCGTCCCGAATCCCATCGTAGACCCCAACCCAGAAGAGACAGGACCGCCAGCGGGCACGCAAGCGCCCGGCCTCGATCCCATCTTAGGCGCAGGCGTCTTCGGTGACTAAGGGTTCTGCCTGCACTAAGCGAGCCCGTGAGCGCTTCATCGCCAAGCATGGCATCGATGCCTTCCGCAAGAAACGTGCTGAAGAAGGCCGGAAGCGCTTGCGTAATCATCCAGAGGCTCGTGAGTACGCCGTCAATTACACGCGAGCTTATACAAAGCAACTTCGCAAGGAATGCTGGGAAGCTTACGGCAACAAGTGTTCATGCTGTGGCGAATCTAGGCCGCAGTTCTTCACGATTGACCACATAGACGGCACTGGCCACGAACATCGCAAACAAGTCAAGAGTGGTATTCAATTCCACCTGTGGCTGCGCAAACGTGGATGGCCAAAAGATAACTACCGGCTTCTCTGCTTTAACTGCAATTGCGGTAGGGCGAATAACGGCGGCATCTGTCCGCACGAACTTGAACGACAAGAGGAAACAGTAATGGCGCAGTCCAAACCAGGCTCGTACAAACCAGTTGAAGATGTGAATCAAGGCCCGCACGGTGCCAAGAAGGGCGGCGTGGTCGAAGGCCACGGCCAGAGTTCGAACGGCGGGAACAAGGACGATCTCGTTCCGCTTACCCCCATGCAACACGATCCCTACAAAGCCAAGCCTTCCGATTGGCCCGTCAAAGACGTGGACGATTGGACCGGGCAGAGCGGCCCTCACGGCAAAGCCGAAGGCCAGGACACTCTGGCCAGCCTCAGCATGAACCAGTGCGGCCCGCGCCATGTGGAGGATAGCGGCCCCGGCCCCAAAGGCTCGGGCACGCCGACGAGCTGGGAGAGTGGCGGGCGCGCGGCAACCGTCGCGGCCAACTTCCCCATTGCCACCAACAAGGGCGAAGCCAACATGGAAGGCGGCGAGATCGCGATCGCAGAGGAAGTCAACCTGAAGACGGGATACATCGAAGCCAAGGGCTACGGCGCAACCCGCGTGAAGGAAGTTCCCGAGAAGAAAGTCAAAATCCCGAGCGGCCGCTAACCCATGATCCCCCTGATGATCTCCGTTGTCACCATGCTGCCGCCGACCATCGCGGCGGTGGCGAGCCTCATCATTTCCATTCGCAATGCGAACAAGCTGGGCGACATTCACCTGACTTTGAATGGACGCCTGACCGAGCTGCTGGTGAAAAGCGCGGAATCCGCCCGCTTGCAGGGACGCACCGAAGCGGCCGCCACGGCCGCTGTGATCGGCAAGATCATGCTTCCGCTCCCCGTTCCTGATCCCCCGAGCTTGATCGACCATCCGTACAGCCCCACAAGGACCTAATTGGCACTCCTCGACAAGCCGCCCGTAGATGTACAGCGGCCCATAGATCCGGAAGAGGCGCTTCACGCTCTTCGCACCGGCTTGTGGTCCGACGACTCTGCCTTGCAGATGGTCGTGCAGGACGCGATCCGCGCGGAGAACTACGAAGGGTCCAAGCAATGGGTGATGCAGTGGCCGACCGCCGCGACCTTGTATCAGTCGCCTTTCGCGGCCCGGTATTGGGAAGGCACGCAAACTGAGCGCGCCAATGTTCCCTTCTACACCGTAGCCACGGCGGTCAATTCCATCGTTCCGCAAGTCTTGAACGGGCTGTTCTACGAGAACCCGCCGTTCATGATTCAGGAGCGGCCCGGCACCAGCTCCCAGGCGGCGCGCGCGGTCGGCCACTTGCTCGCCTACCAGCTTGAGGACATCAACTTCCGCGAAGAGCTGCGGCTGGGCGTCACCAACGTCATCCTGTTTGGCACCGGCATGTGGAAGTGGGGCTGGGAAACCTTCACCCGCGAGCGCAAGATCTACCGCCGCAAGACCAACCCTTTCACCATCCCCAGCTCGATCCCCGGCGCGCCCGACATCCAGATCACCGATGACGACGAAGAGTTGGAAGAGGAGACGGTCGAAGAGTATGTCGATCGTCCCGTATTCGAGCACATCGTCAACCTGCGGCATGTTCTGGTCGATCCCGGCCTGAACAAGGCCAAGTACGTGATTCATCGCCAGTACCTGACCTGGAATCAGCTTGACCGCATGCGCGATCGCCCTGGGTTCAACATCCCCAGCCGCGAAGAGCTGCTCATGCTTTTCTTCCCGCCCAAGGAAGAGGCCAAGTCGGCCATCTCGGAGATCGCCATCCGCAATCCCTTGTGGGATGCGCGCGCCGAAGCACGCTTTGAAGACACCACGGTTGACCCCTTCAACCAGCCGCTCGAAATCCTGGAGCGCTGGGATGAGAAACAGTACATCGTCGTGCTGCAGCAGAAGCTGGTGATCTGCAACGACGAGAACCCTTACGGCGTCATCCCCTTCCTTTCCGTGGGATGGTGGGACGTTCCGGAGGCTTTCTGGTCGATGGGTCTGGCCAAGACCATCGGCTCCGAGCAGCGCCTGCAGCAGGGCATGATGAACCTGTGGCTGGACAACGCAGCCCTGAACCTGAACGGGGTTTACGTCCGGGTTCGCGGCAAGAGCGTGCCCACGCAGTCGATCCGCATCGCGCCCGGCAAGATCGTCGAAGTCGATAACAAAGACGACTTCAAGGTCATGGACCGGCTCCCGGCCGTGCCGGAGGCAGCCGAACACATGAGCCTCTCGCAGCAGCGCGCCGAGCAAGTCTCGGGCGCGAACGAGATGGCGACGCAGGGTGTCGCGGGTGCCAGCGGGCACTCCAACGCCGCCCGCTCCGCAGCCGGCATCACGGCGCTTACTTCCGGAGCCGGCAGCCGCATAGCCGACTTCATCGAAAAACTCGCGGGACAGGTGATCCTGCCATTCCTGTATGCGGCGCATGAACTCAACCGCGCCCTCATGCCGGTCTCGACCATCCGCTACATCCTCGGCGAAGAGCTGGAGGATGAGTACATGAAGAGCAAAGGCGACCTGGTGGAGCTGCTCAACGCCCGCGTCAAATTCTCCATCCTCGCCGCCGCCAAGATGCAGGCTCGCAAAAACATGTCGCAGGCTCTGCCCATCCTGGTGCAGTTCCTGACCAACGAACAGACCACCCAGCAACTGGCGGTCGCCGGTTACCGCGTGGACGTGGTCGAGATCATGCGCATGTTCTTTGAAGTCTCCGACTGGAAAAACTTTAACGACGTGGTCGCCAAGATGACGCCGCAGGAGAAGCAGCAGTTCATGGCGATGCAGCCCGGCGCGCAAGCGCAGGCGCGGCAATCGCAGGCCCTGCAGGCGCAATCGCAGATGCTGCAGCAGAAGCACCAGAACGCCATGGAACTCGTAGACGTGGAGAACATGGACAGAGCTGGCCGAGAGGTTCTGCGTCACACCCTAGAGTCCGTCGAAACACCCGAAGCCTTGGGCGGCGAGCCCGGCACCCAGGGCTTCGGCTCCAGCGCGTAATTTTTGAAGGAGCACTACGATGAGCGTGTGCGTTTCATGTGGCTATTGCAGTTGTTGCGGGCATCGCCACTATCCCTACAACTACCAGCAACCCTACTTCCCCTACCCTTACGTGTATTGCGGCCTGAATGGCGGCGTCGCCAGCACCAGCACGGGCGGCGACCCGATTGATTACAGCGGCCTCCAAGCCCAGGCCGCGCAGCAAGGTTTATACGCGCAAAGCGGTTTCGCGCAATCCGGCTGCAATGCCCAGTAACGAACTCGCCAAACAGCTCGAAGCCATCAACGGGCGCGGCCTTGAGGGCGACGAAGCCTACGACCTGGAGATGTGGCAAAAGGGCCGATCGCTGGCCCACGTCGTCAACTCTCCGGGCTGGGATGTTGTGCTGGAGATCCTCAGCAGCTATGCCGAGAAGGAAGCCGCGCACTGCATCAACACCGACCCCGGCGATAAAGAGGCGGTGTTGGCTGCGCACGCGGTCGCCTTTGCTGCCGGCCGCATCTACGCTCTGTTTGTCGAAGATTGCAACAACCTGATTGCCGCCTCCAACCGCGTACCGGACGTGGTGCGGGAGGGCTTGAGGAATTCGAGTCCGGTCCCACCTGAGAGCTTGTAACCCTAACCACCCGTCAAGCCGGATTGCTTGAGGACACCGCTAAATGCCTGATGAACAATTTGTTCCCGTAGATCTTCCCTCGTCTAGCCAACCGCCCACGCCGCCGCTACCAGACGGCTTCACCGACGAGATGTTCGCCCCGCTCGACCTGAGAACCGGTCCAAGCTTTGCAGATGAACTGGAGAGTTTAGCTGGCCAGCCTGACATCGACCCCAACGCCCCACCTGTGCAGCCGGAGCCGGTTGCGCCGCCTGCGCCCGCGCCAGCACCTGCAGTCCCAGAAGTCATCGAGTATGAAGATGGCTCGGCGCTTTCGATTGAAAAAACTCCCAAGGGATGGCGAGCTGTTCTCGACAGTGGTAGCGGAAATCCCGAGGTTTTCTACGGCAAGACCCAGAATGAAATGTGGACGAACGTGGCCGCCGCGAAGATGCACGCGACCCGCCACATCCGCGACCTGGATCGCAAGATCAAGCTGACGGCGCGCCCCGAGCCCCAGACTCCTCCGCCCGCGCTGGCTGCCCCGCGCCCGCGCGCGCTGACCGCCGATGAAATCACCGAGATTCGAACCCAGCTCAATTCCGATCCCGCGCTGGCCTTCGACAACTACTTCCAGAAGCGCACCGGCTTGACCATCGACCAGCTTACCGCGCTGGCCAGCGAAGGCCGCGTGGCCCGACAAGAACTGGAAGCCGAATCCGTGGTGCGCGTCTTCAAGGCGCGGCACCCCGAGTATGAGACGCTGGACGAGAACTACAAGGCCATGCTGGGTTGGCTGGCCAAGTACAAGCTCAACCGCACGCTCAACGACGACAACCAGTACGAGATCATCACCGCCCTGTACGATCGCGGTTTGTGGACGCCGGAGAATCTCGACGAAGCTTTCGAAGACTTGGCTCAAGACGGATTGCTTGAGCTGGCTTCTTCATCCGAGCAAGACCAGGATGACGCACCTGAACCCGCAGCTCCTGCGCCTCCGCAGCCTGCTGCACCCCCTGCCCAGAACCCGCGCATTGCGGCCGTCAGAGTAGGACAGAGAGCGGGCTTAGGCATCCGCCAGCGCGAGACAGTTGCTGTCCCGCCCTCGGCTGCCCAACAGCCGCCCTCCGACGAAGAGTTTGAACGCATGACCGACGCGGAAATTGCGGCGCAATTCGCCGCTGTCCGTCGCCATGTCAGCCAGACTCGGCGCTAATTAGAAATCCGCAACACGAGGTATCTCCCCTTGGCTTATTCTCCGGCCTCCATTCTGACCTCGGGTGCATTGCCGAACTTAGTGGCCATCTACTACGAGCGGCAGGCAATCCCCAACTTGAAGGCGCAGACGCCCTTCATGAGCATTGCTTTTGGTTGTGCTCAGTAAATCAGGCTATATCCGTCAACCCCTTTAACTAGACTAGACGGAGGAAAGACCCAACTTGCAGGACAAAACAAAATGGTCGTATCTGGCCGCGCTGTTTGATGGAGAAGGACACATCGGGATCAACCGAGTCGGGCGTAAATCGCCTGGCCAAGGTTGGATGGACTACGGAGTTCGTTTAGTTGTAGTGAACACGAGTCTGGTCCTCATGAAGTGGCTGCTCAAGACGTTCGGCGGAACTTACTACTTAATGAATCGGAACCGCAGAGAACACTGGAAGCCATGCTTCATGTGGATGCCCAAAGGTGCCAAGAACAAAGAAACGCTTCTGCTTTCCGTTTTGCCGTACATGATTATCAAACGCGAGCAAGCCGTATTGGCGCTTGAGTTTGTAAGACTGAACGGCGAGAGGAATCCCGCGAAACGCTTGGCGCTTTACAACAAGGCCGCACTTCTCAACAGCAGGGTATCCCCAACGACTAATATGCCCGACGATTCCGATCTGGAATCGAAGATAGAGTCTGACCTCATGGGCGACCATGAGAGCGAACTTGCGGTGACGCAAGCCTCCCAAACACAGACGGACCAAACAGAAACCGCTGCCCCTGCGTAGCGGCAACCAGATTCAGTTCTTCACCTATTCGTTGCTCTCGGGCAACACCAACCAGGCCGCTGAGGGCACGGTTGGCTCCCCCATCACCGAGTCGTCCACGAAGATCGTGGCGACCATTGGCCAGTACGCAGACTTCATCAACTCGTCCGACCTGGCCATGGATGTGGCGATCGACGATCCTTCGCTGCTCCAGAACCTGGCGACCGAGCTGAACTACCGCTTGGCCCTCACCCTCAACTCGCTCGTACAGCTCACCGCCGACGCCTCGACCGGCGTGGACAGCACGGTGAACATCCAGCTCGCCAACGGTTCTTACCTGACCGTGAACAACATCCGCACTGCCGTCCAGCAGCTTGCCGGTGTCAACGCTCGTCCCCTCACCAAGGACGGGTATTGGGGCGGGATCATCCATCCCACCGTCGTGCATGACCTGTTGAACGACACCTCGCTCAACGGCCTGACCGACATCTTGAAGCGCGGCGGCGATAGCGGCATGCAGAAGCTGTTTGCCCCGCTGGCCAACGAAGATGTAATCGAGTTCGCCGGTGCCCGCTTCAAGCAAACCACCACCGCGCCCAGCGTGACCATCAGCTCGAACACGTACTACAACACGTACCTGTTCAGCGACGATGCTCTGTTCTCCGTGTTCCTCGGCAAGAATCCCGAGTCTGGAGAAAAGAACTATCGCCTGATGGTTCAGGAAGCTCCGGCGCAGGGCAGCGTGAGCGATCCCGCTCGCCAGATCGGCGGCTGGGTTTCGTATAACGTGAAATATACTAATACACTTCGCCCTGGCAGCACGATGGTTATCCGTCGTCTTCAGTCCGAAACCAGCTCGTCCTAAGCGAGCAACGACAAAGCAGCCGGAACACTGGGCCACATTGGACCTTTGCTCCGGCTGTGCTGGGAACCTCCGGCGACTCGTCATCGCCGCGTACCCGGCTAGAAGACTGGGAGCCGGTCTGACTAACTGGCTCCCGGAAAGCTAACACAAAGGAACCTCATGCCCATCACCGGCGCACTCACCGGCAACATCACGATGACCGATAACTTGTCTGGGAGTGTCCAGTTGACCAAGGCACTCGCATTCCAGTACCTCGGGACCATCTTCGAGTATTCGCAGTCGCAGAACATCGGCACCGGCACGACCACCATCAGCCTGCCGCTGAGTCCGACGCAGTTTGTCTACATGAAGAATCTGAGCACGACGGCCACGGTGACCACCACTTGGACGCCAAACGGCGGAACCTCCGCATCGATCCTCACGCTGCAGCCGGGCTCGACCGTGATCTTCGTGGAAACCAACACCACCAGCGGCATTACCGCGATGACGGTAACGGCTTCCACTTCCACAACTCCCATCGAATACATCTGCCTCGGCTAACCATGAACGAACAAATCTACAAGGCTGCGCACGCTCAGCACACTTACGATCAGCGCGAAGCGCACCTTGGGCATCTTCCTGGGTTCATCCTGCGCGACATTGCCAGGAACGACGCCGCGCCCCGCGAGTGGCGCAAGGCTGCGGTCGAGATCATGCTGGAGAAAGGGTGCGCGGAAGTCAGCCACCCGGAGCTGGCCGAACTGTTGCGCGAAGTCAAGGCACACCACGAAGCCAAGAGCGAGGTCCAGTCCATCGTCGAATCTGCGATCGAGAGCCCGCTCGATGACCACGTAAGCCAGAAGCAG